GAATTGTTTAACAAAGCTGTTCCAACAGAAGAGACGGAGGATTGGCTATATCCTAGCCTTTTCAGGCCCGATGATTTCTAAACGGGACAGCAGTGGGCTAAGATTACAAAAGAAACAGCAGAAAAGCATATCAAAGAACTCTTGGAGTATATCGGTGAAGACCCTAACCGCAAGGGCTTAGAGGGCACACCTGACCGCATTATCAGAATGTGGAAAGAAATATTCAGAGGTTATGACCCTTCACAGAAGCCGAAGATTACCACCTTTGATAACAATGATGACGGTATCGTCTATGATAACATGGTTATCGACCAAGGCGATTTCCATTCAAACTGCGAGCATCATTGTGTTTGGTTTTGGGGCAAGTATTGGTTCGCATATATTCCGAACCCAAAGGGAAAGATTCTCGGTATCTCTAAGATTGGTCGTGTAGTTGATTACTGCTCCGCTCGCTTACAGATACAGGAACGATTGGTACACGACATCGTAGATATGCTGAAAAATGCTCTCGGTAGCGAATATCCACCACTTGGTATTGCTCTCGTCATGAAGGGTCATCATTCTTGCAAAGAGTTCAGAGGCGCAAAGAAAAAGGGCATTATGACCTCTTCTTACCTTGAAGGAGCATTCAAAGACGACCCACAAGTGAGGGCTGAGTTTATGAACCTCGTAAATGGTGATAAGTATGAAGGTTAAGTCAGTCAAAACACAAATCTTGGAGGAAGTGGGTTTTCTGCTTCCTACCAAGAAGCTTCTTTCCTCCAAGGAAAAGGTTGAAATCATGGAGCAGTTTTTGATGATGCCAGCTTGCGAAGTGGTGAAGCTACAACAAGATGGGCGTAAGGCTGTTTTTGTTCAACAGATAGCAAAGCTGCTCTATAATAATAATCTTGGAGAGTACTTTAATGTACTGAAAATGTGCCGAGATATGGCAGCAGAGGAAGAAGAAAATAAAGGTGCTTTTCTTAAATAAAAGCTATTGTTGGGAATAAATTAGGAATAAAAGTTATTAATATGCCATTATCAAGAGATGAAAGCAAGCGTAAAAAACAGCTTGCAAACCTTGAAAAAGGTAAGTTTAAAAAAGGTGGAGTTGGCAACCCGAAAGGCAGACCACCAAAGCCTAAGACGATGTCATTGTTCATCGAGGAAATGAAGGAGAAGGGCTACGAAGTGCCTTCCTCTCAGATTATCGCAGAGTCTTTTCTGTATATCGCTACGCTGCCCGAAGACGAATTGAAGGCGGTGTTGGCTGATAAGTCACGACCGATGATGCAACGCATTATTGCCAAAGGAATACTTGACAAGAAAGGACTTGATGTACTCGAAAGAGTTATTGATAGAGCCTACGGAAAGATTCAGCGCATTGACCTTACAAGCAAGGGCGAGCAGATTAAGCAAGACCCATTGCAAGTACACGTTGTTACCAATAATGAAGAGTATCAGAAGATTCTCGCTGAGATTCAGAAAGAGAAGGAAAAGAAGGACGCTGAGCCAGACAGGACAGCAGAATAATAAAAGAAGCATATAAAGGATAATAGAGATATGCCGCACGTATATTTAGCAAAGAACTACATGAGGGTAAAGGCAGCGAAAGAAGCAGGGTTCACAACTTGCTCTCTTCAAGGAAGTTCACGTTCTGCCAAGACCTACTCGGTTGTGCAGTTCCTTTGTATGTTTTGCTTCAACTATACTGGAACGACCGTTTCCATCATTCGTGCTGGTATGCCTTCCATTAAACGAACTGTCTATCGTGATTTCAAAGATATAATGCTCAACTTTGGTTGGTGGGATGATAAGTGCATGAATAAATCGGAGTTCGTTTATACCTTCCCAAACGGCTCTTGGATTGAGTTCTTCTCCACCGATAATGAGCAGAAGGTGCGTGGTTCTAAACGTAAGATACTTTTCGTAAATGAGGCGAATGAGCTTTCTTTCATCGAATGGCAGCAGCTTCAGATGCGTACCACGGAGTTCTCTATCCTTGATTATAACCCTTCCTTCTCAGAAGACCATTGGATAAATCAGGTAAACGAGGAGAAAAGCACTTATTGGTTTATATCCACCTATAAGGACAATCCTTTCCTCGAACCAAAGGTTATCGCTGAGATTGAGAGCCTTAAATGGAAGAATCCGAGCCTTTGGCGTATTTATGGTTTGGGATTGCGCTCTATGGTTGAGGGCTTGATTTTTAAGAATGTAGTTGTTGATGATTATATTCCTATACAAGCGCACAGACACCGATACAGAGGTATTGACTTCGGTTACTCCAATGACCCTACAGCGATAGTTGATGTGTATATCTACGGAAAGATTATCTATATAGATGAAATATGCTATCAGACAGAAATGCTTGCTTCTGATATTATCAGAGTATTGAAAGAGGATAAAAAAAATATTGAGGTAATATCAGAGAGTGCCGACCCTCGTCTGATTGATGAAATCTATAATGCTGGTATTGATATAAAACCTGTAAAGAAGTTCGCAGGTTCTATTCAAGCTAGTATTATGAAGATGCAAGAATACACAATTCATATAACAAAACGCTCTACAAATGTAAGAAGGGAATTTAACAATTATACCTACCGCCAAGACAAGGAAGGAAAGTGGCTTAATGAGCCTATAGATATGTATAATCACGCCATCGATGCATGCCGATATGTTGTCATGGAGAAGTTATTGGGTGATTATGGTAGCGGAATGCAAGCCGCCGACATTCTCGGTCTGATGGGTTAAAATCGAAATGCTTATGAAACGAATATATGATAAACAACCAAGGGAGCATCATCGTAAACGCTCCCACTATAATAGCAGAGGAGTAGCCAAACTATCCTTTGATAATGAGAAGGCAGCCGCAAGATACATAAAGAAAAAACGGCTACTCGGTTACTCCGCATATCTTTGTAGTGAGTGCAATCATTGGCACATTGGAAGACTGCCGAAATAGGCGTTTTTCTTTTGTTTACACAGGGTTTCTTCTTCATGCCTATATAAGTTATATTATTACTAACTTTGCCCTTGTTATAACAAAAAATATTCATATATGAGAGCAATAGAACAGATAGTAGCACAAGATGCGAGCACAGTCCGCTCGGTATTGACAGCAAGAAAGAAAGGCTTTAAGACATCTCTGAATATTCTTGAAGACCAATGGAATCCATCAAAGCATAAAATCTTTGATGAGGATTTTCGTCCTAAGAAGCGAATCAAAGTACCTACGGGTCAGTATGACCCTATCACACAGAAACCGATTTACAAGGATAAGAAGGTTGAGCCAGTAAGAATCGCTATTCCTGCTCAGAAGTCAATCGTAAATCTTACTGTAGGTTTCTTGCTTATGAATGCCGTTACCTATAAAGCTACGGCACATGGTGTTGATATAAAGAAGATGAATGATAAGCAGCAGAAGCTATATGACGGCATCATGCATTGCTATCACGACAACAAGATGAAGTACTTCGATAAGCGACTTGCCCGTACCCTCTTCAAGGAATGTGAGTGCGCCGAGTTATGGTATATGCCAACAGACGCAGAGGGAAAGCTTCGAGGCGAAATCAGAGTTCAGTTGCTTTCACCTTCAAACGGCGATAAGCTCTACCCTCATTTCAACGATTTCCATATCATGGATGGCTTCGCCCGTGAGTACTATGTATATGATGAGCTTGGAAAATCTGAGCTACATTTTGATGTATATACAGATAGATTGTGCTATCAGTACACTAATATTGATGGCGCAGGATGGAAGCTTATCTCTGCCCTACCTCATGGCTTCACGAAAGTTCCTGTCGTTTACTATAGACAAGACCAAGCAGAGTGGGAAGATGTTCAATGGGCTATTGATAGAGTGGAGACTTGTATCTCTAATTGGGGTGATACAAATGACTATTTCGGGACACCTAAATACTTTATCAAGGGTCGTTTGGAAGGCTTTGCTGAGAAGGGCGAGCAAGGTGCTGTATTCGTAGGTGGTAACGATTCAAGTATGAACGTTCTTTCTTGGGATAAGTCACCTGAGAGTGTAAAGGGAGAAATTGCTTATCTCTTTAATATCATCTACTCGTTCACTTCAACAGCCGACATCAGCTTTGAGAATATGAAGACTTTGGGCAGCAACACCTCGGGTGCGGCTATCCGTTTGATGTTCACCGCTCCTTATATGAAAGCGGATTTGAAGACAGAAATGTTCGGTGAAATGTTCACTCGCCGCTCGAATATCGTAGCTAACGGCATCTGTAATACGGGAGTTTACGTAAAGGGTATCGACCAGAGTGTTGCTGAGCAGATTGACTTTGAGCCAGTATTCAAGCCATATCTGCCAAAGAATGATGTTGAAATGTTGCAACTTATCACTTCATCCAATGGTGGTGCGAAATCTACCTCTAATCGCCGTGCCATCGAGCTTAACCCTCTCAATGATGACCCTGATAAGGTTGAGGAAGAAATGAAGAGTGAACAGGAAGAAGCGTTAGCGCAGCAAGCAGCCCTTTCGGGACTTGGTAGTGCCGCAAGTGGAAATCAGTCAGTTTCAAATAAAGAAGAGGAGGAATAACTATGGCAAAAGCAAGCGGAGGAACGAGAAAAATTAATAGCGTAAAGTATAAAGAGGCTTCCATTAACAATACCATTGATTCATTATCATTTCCTTTATTCGGCAATACAAGCACTATGGCGATTAAAACCAATGATGTGTTTAAGCAGAAATATCAAAAAGAGGAATCAGAAAAAGTTAGGGGAAGCGTAGAAACTGTATCGTCATTTAGCAAACCAACAGGAAAGTACGAATATGTGTCGGTTGATAAGATACACCCAACACAAGAATACATAGGAGCGAATAATCTAAAGACGATTGCATCTATTAATTTTGATGCAAATGATGTTCCTTATGGAGTACAGCGTAATGGAAATGTTTATATAATTGATGGTCATCATAGAGCAGCAGCAGCTATACTTAAAGGTGATAAAAAAATAAAAATATTATTAGGTAAATAATGCCAAAGAAGCTCACATCAAAACAGCAGAAAGAACAACTGAATAATCTGTTCGCCGTTTATAATAAGCGGTTGGGCAGATTATACAGCGATTATGTCAAGAAGCTCACCTCTCTTGGCTATGGAGAAGATGTGCTCGAAGATGATGCGCTTTTTAACTTTGATAACTTTCCGCAGTTAAAGGCTCGTTTGAACGACATCTTTAATGATTACTACCAGAATAGCCTTCTTTGTTATAAGAGCGGCATCACCGATGGTGTAGCGTTGGCGTATAACCACGATGAGATGGTTATAGGCGGTTATTCCGTGCTTACTGATAAAGCTATAAGGGTTGCAAGAGATACCGCCGCAGCCACGTTTATTGCAAATCGTTTGAAAACAAAGAACGGATTGAATCTCGCTCAGACTGTTTGGAACTACTGCCAACAGACGAAGAGTGAGTTTGAAATGGCTATGAGCAACACCATTGCGGACGGAATCAAACAAGGCTCATCAGCAGAGGAAATCGGCAAGAGTATTCGCAGATACCTTAACGACCCAGATATGATGTATCGCCGTTATCATACCATCAAGGTTCAGAAGAACGGAAAGAAGAAAGATGTGGTGACTTGGCGCAGACGTAGAATCATTGACGGCAAGGTGCGCTTTATTGAAGAGCCTTTGGAGAAGGTAGGCATGGGTGTTTACCGCTCGGCGAGAAAGAACGCTCTCAGAGTAGCAAGAACTGAGATAAATTCCGCATATCATAAGGCAAGAAATGAGCGATGGCAGAAAGAACCATTCGTTATCGGTCAGTATATTCACGTATCACCACAGCATAATATTGATGATATATGCAACGACCTTGAAGGTCGCTACCCGAAAGATTATGTATGGATTTCTTGGCATCCTCAATGTATCTGCACCTCAGACCCTATCACTATACAAGGCGATGAGAAAAAGGAGTTTTATAAACGCTTGATGGCTGGCGAGGATATGAGTAACTACGTATCCCCTTTTGCCGTGCTTACTATGCCCGAAAAGTACAATCAGTACATCAAGGATAACTCCGAAGCTATCGTGAAGGCAGGAATGAAGGGTAAATTGGCTTGGCACTTACAAGATAATACAAAGTATTGGGCACATCTTTTAAGCCCGTTAGACCGCAAGAAATTGGGGTTAAAGTCGGTTTCTTCTAAGGAGCTTATACTTGCGAAGGCAAAGGAACGCCACGCCCTTAGAACTAAGGAGCAAATAGATAAAATACAGAGCCGATGGGATAAGCATAGACGTGACTATTACAATGGCTTGGTTCATAATCTGCTCGGTAGTAAATCTGTTACGGATATAAAGAGCCAAGACCTCTTTGAACGGTACTATGCTATCCGCTACGCAATCAAGGACAAAAAGAGTGCTTCTGAGATAGCTTCTTTGTTTGATAGATTCAAGCGAGGTTATCAGACTAAACTTGCATGGACTGACCGCAAGGTTGCAATGAATGTTATGAAGGTGGCTGCTAATTACGGAGAGACCGATGTTTCTGCCGTTCTAAGCGCATTAAAGTCTGCTAACTATACATTGGCTAGGAAAGAAGCAAAAACGCTCGCAAACGCCATTTCTGCCATTAAAAAGGATGAACTATCACTTTCCGCTCTCATCCCTGATGTCAATAAGTGGCATAAGCAGTTCACGTCAAAGGAATTGCACGGAGTATATGATGCCGTAGAGGCGAAGTTGGCTCAATGGCAAAGCTTGACGCTTGAAAAGCAAGTTAGCAAATTGCAATTTGAGGCAGTTGATTTCCTTGGTGGAAATATGCACGGGGTTCAACAGAAGTATGCTACATGGAAGGTATCGCAAGCGGCATATATAAAGAAACTTGGCGAGGTTAAAGATGCTATTGATTGGGCAAATATCAGTACTAAACTTGCTGATGTTAAAACCTACAATACGCAAAGCAAGGTTTACCATAAAATGCTATACGACCTTGAAAACGCTATCAATGCAAAAGATATGGCACTCGCACAACAACTTCTATCAGACACCGAAGCCAAGAGACAACAACTAATGAACCTCAAAGCAAAAAGAGGTATCAAAAGCAATGGCTCTATTCCGTTTGATACAGATGCTTACTCGCAAACAAGAAAGAATGCTGCTATTTGGTGTAAATCCTCAACCGAGAGTCATAAGTTATTTGATGCCGAGAGTAATGCTTTTTGGAATAATGTTATGACAAAAGAAGAGCACGTTGGTTGTAGAGCATACACGGGAGGTAGCGGACACATGAATAGACCTTTGCGAGGATATGATGGCAGTTGGGGATGGTCTCATTATAAAGGAGTTGGAAACGTACCTTTGGATAGAGAATATGGTGAAGACCACATAAAATCTCTTTATTCTGCACTTGAAAAGAGCGTAACTAAGAAAGATATGTGGCTACAGCGAGGTAATGAAAATTGGGAAGGAGTTGAAGGCTTCTTTGGTGTAAAAAATCTATCAAAAGCAGACTTACAAAAGTTTGTTGGAAAAGAGGTTACCGACTGGAGTTTCTGCTCTTGTGGAACAGCAAAAGGCACAGGATTTAGTGGAACTATCTTTAATATATATTGTCCTAAAGGAACAAAGGCATTCTACGCTTCACCTCATTCGCAGTTTGGTTACGAGAACGAGACTATCTTACAGCTTGGAACGAGATTTAGAATAACAAAGGTTGAAGTTACGCCATACGGTAATGTTTATGTGGATATGGAGGTTATCGGATATGATAAACATCCATTATTATAAAAAAAGGGGTGATTTCTCACTCCTTTTCTTGTTTGTATTGATTTATGTACCACTCCTTAAAGCCATCGTTTGTTTGCATCCAGTGTGTATAACGATTGAATAAAAGAGCTTTTAAGGTAATAGGAACGCCATCATCGTTCTTAAATAAACTAAGACCAGCACGCAAATAATCATCAAGCCAATTACCAACCATTTTAAAGTTTTCACTATCTTCCTTTGGATTTTCTGATAGCTCTACCCAAACCTTTTCATACTCCCAGAACAATACATTTGTTTCTTTTGATGGCTCTGCTTCACCTTTGAAGTATCGGCAGAACTTGATTAAATCTTTCTTATTCGCCATATCTATAAATAAATTTAATTACTACATCCTTCATATCCAAAGGAAGATAATTCAATGCTTTTTCCTTCATTTCTTGTGGAATGCCGAAGAGTGGCTGAGCGATTGAACCAACGATTGCTCCCATCGTATCGCTATCACCGCCGTATGATACAGCATTTCTGATTGCATCCTCGAAGCTATCACTATTAAGGACTATTTTAAAGGCGAGTGGAACACATTCTTGGCAAGTTTCTGCCCATTTTCCTCTTGGAATAAGATTCTTATCCCAATCAGAGCCATAATATAATATCGCTGCTGTCTTAATAAAACTTTTTCTTTTAAATACTCTTAAATCACAGATACAATCTGCTACCGCAGCAGCACCTATCATTCCTTCAACGTGACTATGTGACACCTTTGCACTCATCATTGCCTGACGAACAGCATCAACATTATTTTCGAACGCCCAACTCACAGGACTAACTCTCATAGCTGCTCCATTTCCAAAACTATCATAAGGCTCTGGGTGCTTACTTGTAAGCCAATTAGAGAAACCACTGCCATATCCTCCCATCGGATTTGGATAACGCCTACACCAGTTAAGAAGCGATTCTCTGAAATCTGACGCATCTGGTATCCCATCTTTTGCTTGTAATATTGCATCAGCAATAGCTATTGTACAGATAGTATCATCTGTAAAATTACAACCTTTGTCAAATAGTTTAAAGTTATAATCAAATGTGTTATTAAACTCATATTTAGAGCCTACAATATCACCTATAATTGCTCCTATCATAGCTGTATCTCCTATTTTAATGTTAATTATTCGCAAATTTACGAAGAAATATTCAGATAACCAAATATTTTTTATTACTTTTGCATTAATTGTTGTATCGAGTGCGTATCTCCTATGTACTCACAACGTTAAACATAATAATTATTTACATCTAGCATCGTCCTCATTCGTATCTCCGAGGGCGGTGCTTTTTGTTTATAAGAACTCCTTTAAAGCAACGTGATAAACATCATACATCAGGCGAGTTACGTATAGTACGGCAACCTTATCAACTACGAAAGAAGGATAAGGCTTACCCTCTTCGATGATTGTGTTTAACGATAATTTCGGGTACTTGGCTGAATACAGCTTCAATGCTTTCAGAAGCTCATCCAACCTTTCTTCCCCGAATGCTTGCTTTATCTTCTCCTGATTTCTGAGAGCAAAACGAGCCATAAGCTAATTATACTTGATTATCTTATACTCCATTTCGAGCATAACGTTGCCGAATAAGGCTAAAAGTACGTCAAATGCTCTCATATCTTACTCAGCTTTATCAACGATAACAAGGTTTTTCAATCTCTCCAAGAATGTGTGATAATCATCCTCGCAGGGAATCACTTGACCGCCCGTTGGTGTGGTCTTGCAATTAAGCTTTATAGATGTTGCTATATCGCCATTCCGTGAAGGTTCAACGTAAGCGATATTATCTATATTAACAAGGGTACAATGCCCTTTATACTTTACCTCAATAAACTTTGTCATAATCTTAATTATTTATATCCGCATTTAATACCAGAGCAGCAGCCACCTAAATAGAAGTGGCAGAAGCCTAAGAAATAGTGCTCACAATGCTCATTTATCTTAATCTCTTCCTTTTTCATAATTGAATGAATGTAGCAGTTTATTCTTCTCAAAATCGTATGAATAACCTTTTTCCTTCATTTTTTCTAACAAAAATTCTCTTTCATCCTCATCCGCTTTTCTCAAACACCCCGTAGAGTATTTTACGTTTGTAGAAGCATTATTTGCTCCTACTCCAAGCTTTTTGAATGGGAGAGAATACTTTGCATGAGCTTCTATCCAATCATCATTGTATATTCTGTGTAGAATGAATATGCAATACTCAGCACGCCAATTATTATAAAGTACTAAAACATCGCCTTCTTTATACATACATAATCTCCTTTTAAAAATTGTTCGTATTCAAATATAACAGATAGGCATTATAGCCTAATCTGCTAAACTTCGAGTTGTAGCAAGTGTTGTACCTTTCACAGCTATAACACTTGCTTACTCATATCCTTTAGATTTCAACGACTTCAATACCTTTTTTGGGGTTCTTGGTTGCTCTATCCAAGCTAATCTTGCCATTGAATACTCCCTTAACGAGAGCATAAAACGTGGTGCGTTTAATACCATTTTCCTCGATTGTAGGAACTTTGCCGTATCGTTCGCATTCAATACCCTTATCGGTGAGGATAGTGTTAATTTCCATTACGCCGTAGTAGGATTCCTCGAAACGCTTCTGAATGATTTTGCCGCATACCTTTACCTGATTGCCCTTCTGAACACAAAGCTCTGGCTTTAAGCTATCCTCATAAGCCTTTACCAGGAAGAAAGCATATACATCTTGCTCTTGGAAGCAGTAGAAGTTCTTGGCTACCGCAAGCATATCCTCTTCAAATTCGGTCTTAGGCTGAATCTTTACACCGAACTCGCAAACTGCCTTCACGTAAGCTTCATCAACCTTGAACTTTTTGCTATTCAAAATAGTGTCGATGCCATCCAAGGTAGCTGAGCGATAACGGACGTGTTCAACTTTTGTTCCCTTCTTATATACGGGACAAATATCATACTGAGCTTTCGCTGCCATAATAAGGTCGGATTTAAGAATAGCATTCTTATAGCTTGAATCCTTTCTGCCGCCCCATTTCTCAATATCACCAAACTCATCATCTGTAACATAGCTCATTCTGTAATCATAGAGTTCGTAGAGCTTTCTTGTAAAATCAGACAAGAAGCCAAATCCCTCTATACCGAACTTTTTAATACACTCGCAGCCTACCTGTAATTCCTCGCCCGTCTTCACATTTTCAACGACATAGGTATTCTTACACCAATGACCGCAAAGGTCACATTTACCATAGTCCGCTCCGTGCGCAAGGTTATTGAAGATAAGTTCCTTGGTTGGGTCAGCAGGGATAAATGCGCCATCCATATACGTTGCAATCAATCTCCAATCGCTTTCATCAGGCATATTGACAATAAGGTCGCAAACCTCATGGAAAACCTCGATTCTCTGCCCTCCAATTCCTTCTTTATTGATTACAGGATGATAAAACAACTTCTGATAAGGTTTACCTACTGAGTAGGTAAAGCCTTCAACGTTCTTCTGTGCCTTATCAGCAAACTTCTTTAAAGAATCAACTAAGTCTGATGGAATAAATGTATTGATAGTTCTCATTGTCGTATCTCCTATATTTTATTAACTAGTAAAGCTGTTCTGTTCTTGTATAGCAGCCCTTTACGGCATACTCTTTACGTTTCTTTTCAGCTTCATTGTAATCAGAGTTAACGGCAACTGTCTGCCATTTACCACCTTCGTAAATCTGAGCAACGTAATCAAAAACGTTAGCCTCTACTACCTTTCCGTTAATCATTGTAACTTTCATTGTTGTATCTCCTATAATTTAAATATTAAACCTATTTATTAATTATTTACACCGCAAAATTAATAATTTCTTTTGAAACCACCAAATCTTTTCGGTGTTTTTATTAATGTTTTAATAGCTTTTAATATATTGATATGTAAATTAAGGTTATATTAATATAAAAAATGCAATATAAATATATAGTATTCATTTTTTCGCTACCTTTGCATACATAACCAAATCAGACGAGTTATGACACAGATTTATAACGCATCACCAAAGGAGTTGGCGGCAATGGCTCAACGCTACCTCCGTGATGGAATACTAAGCAGAGCCACATATTGCTACGAGCGGCTGATGTACCTCGGTTGCTTGCGCAGAACGGGTTATCTTCGCCTTGCCTTAGTATATACCAAGCAGGGAAAAGATAACGCCGCAGAGCGTATTTTAAATAGGTATCGTGCAATTTATAAATATTAATATAGGAGATACAGAATATGAAGAAAGGAATACTATTATGGTTTATGTTATTTATGTCAATGGGGTCTTTGTTTGCACAGAGCTTAAATGATAAAATAACTGCGAAAATAGAGAGATATGTAGAGTATAGAGAAGGTGGGTATCACGATGCTTTTGCATTCTCTATATCAATTACAGAGAATATCCCTATACGAATGTATGCCTTCGGTATATATAAAGCGAGCGACTATACAAAGCTTGATTATCTTGAAAAATATACCTTCGGATTACAATATGGATGGGATTTAGTCTCTGGCTATACATGTATGAATGATAATGAAAGCATATATAAGAGTAAAACCAACCAATGGATTATTGAAATAAAGTATGTAAATACTAATGATGGAAAAGAGTATGTAAAGAATTTCATTACGCCATTAAACAGCGAATTAAACCAAATACAGCTTGAAGAGTACAAAGGTACTACGGGTATAAAAAATCCTCAATTCTCAAAAAGAAGAGAAGGTAAGTTTTATGATTTATATGGGAATACCGTACAAAAAAGCTATAAAGATATAATCATTAGCAATGGACGCAAATACTTGAATAGGCGATGAAAGATATAGAGCAGATAAACACCCATACTTTAAAGGAAATCTTTGAGGGTGAAGCATCAGGGTTTACACCTTGGCTTACAAAGAATATTGGTGTGCTATCAGAGAAGTTGGAAATCAATATCTCAGAAGCGGAGCGTGAGCACAAGTTGGAGACAATGAAAGTTGATATTGTAGCCAAAGCTGGCGATGATGGAGAGAAAAGCATCATCATAGAGAATCAGTTTGGCGATAGCGATTCCGACCATTTGGGTAAGGTAATAACTTATGCTGCACACTATAACGCTGATTATGCTGTATGGATAGTTGAGAAAGCAAGAGCAGAGCATATCAGTGCCATTCAGATGCTGAATGATTCAACCATTCAATGCAACTTCTATCTAATTGAAGCAACTGCCGTAAGTGTCGGCAACTCAAAGGTAGGCATACTATTTGATATTGTATGCGCACCACCATACGAGAAAGGCGAAGCTTCACCGAAATCCGATACAGAGAAGCGACTGATGGAATTTTGGACAGCATTCAATGAATACGCAAGTAAAAACGGAGCTGACTTCCAAAAGATGCCACAGAGTTACCATTGGATGAATATCTCAACGGGGACATCAAAGGTTCATTATGACTTCTTTGTACGCAAAGGTTCTGCTTCTGTCCGCTTATTGCTTGACAGCTCTGATAAGGCTGAAAACAAAAAGCATTATAAGCTGATAGAAAAGGATAAAGAAGCTATCAATGAAGCATTCGGAAAGCCAGCACTCCAATGGAACTTGGCAGAAGATAACAAAACGAGTGTGATAATGGCTACGAATTATGAATATGGTGGATATGAGCAAGATGAATGGAAACCTATATTCGCTTGGATATTAGAAACTTACAATAAGCTTCAAGGTATATTCAAACCATATATTGAAAAAATAAAGAAATCATAATGACAGAAGAAGAAAAGAAGAAGGCTTTAGAGAACTTTAATGCTCTCATAGAAGAAGCAAGGAAGAATAACGTCAATATGACGATGGACGAGATTAATGAAGAGATTCGGCTCGCAAGGGCTGAACGAAAGCAAAGAGAAAAAGAAAAGGCAGAGCGCAAATAGTGCCCTGCCTTTCTTATAGTAGCTGTATCTCCTATAATTATTTACATCTTGTTGTATTGCGTATCTCCTATTCACGCATAACGTTAAACCCCTACCCCGATTACTTCGCTGTAGATACCCTCTGGGAGTACGCCACCAAATGCTTTCACAGCGTTACCGATGCCCTCGGCAATCATCGTACCCTCATTGCTATCATCAATACCCTCAGATACCAGGAACTTCATAGCCTTCTCCTGTACCGCCATAAGTTCTTTGAGCAGACCGACACACCGTTGAGTAGCATCATTATCAACTGTTACCTCTATCATATTCTGATTATCCATTTTTGATTTCTCCTATTCAATTAAAAGTTAGACTGATTGTTTTTAGATTCAAGCGCAGCTCTCTTCTCGCCGTTGATTTCAGCGATAGCATCCTTCACATTAAAGTCGTTGTTATAGAGAGCAAGAATAAAACGCTTGCCACGTTGATTCCATACGAGGTTTACCTTTGTGCCCGTAGAACCATCACCCTTGATATAATTATAGGTTCGGGTGCTTGCGAGCTGCCACTCACGGTACTTGCCCTTCAAATGCCAAGAACCTGATTGAAAGTATTGAATACCTGCATTGGAAAGTTGTTGATTGAGTGCTCTTGCGCTGATACCGAGGTCATCAGCAACTTGTGTGGTGGTAAGGCAGTCCGTTGATGCAAGTGTATCATCGTAGTACTTTACCTTTGGTGCGGCAACAGTCAGTTCTTTCTGCTGAATGCCGATGGTCTGTGCCTGCTGCTCGGTCTGAGCTTCAAGCTCACGAACTCTTTGCTCATTCCGCTTCAACGTCTCATCCGCAATCTTCAAGGCTCGTGCCATGATAGCTTCGGGAGTATCATTGACCGAAGAAGCAATATAGCCGCCCTTGGTGCGGATTTCGTGAAGGATAGCTTTTACTCCCTTCTTAAATTGCTTGGCGATAGGCTTGCGTGATTGCATAAGTACCTCATACAAACCATCCTCAGTTAAAAACCAAGTCTCACCTTGTAAGCTGCCTAGGTTAAACCTATGCACCTCATCATTATCCACTCTTTTCACAAGGTCGGACACATTCTTAATTAAGAGCCAAGAAGCAACATCCTTTGCCCGAAATAAAGGCTGTTCAACTGACCCCCAAACATCAATCTCCTTATCTAAGAAGGTTGACTTGTTGATAATTTTAATTTCGTTCATTTTGCAAGTATTTTGAACGTTAATATAATGTTGGGTTGATACCTAAAAAAGAAGGCATCGCTACCCTTTGTTCAATGCCTACTTGCGAAAGCACGCATACACCATTATAATGTACGCAAGGGGCGATACCTATATATCGTAATCCGTTAAGAAGCGAGCATAAAAAATGCTCCACCTTAAAGCGGTAGAGCTTCTAACCTCACCGCAAGTATTTATTGAACGCCGCAAAATTAAAAAGAAATCTGCGAACTACCAACTTTTTCTCCAACTATTTTTGGTTTTAATAGAAATAAATCGGAATTAATAGTGTTTAATAGCTTTCTTGCTAAGAATCAGCGACTTATTTCTTTACCTTGATAAACTTATTATACTTATAGAAGGGAGCAGCAGCCGAGACCGCCGCCCCCAAGAGATACAACATATATATTAAGATAAAATGAGAATCATTCTATCCTTCAAGGTATCTTGATAACGCATACGCAAAAATCTCTTTTTCCCAAAAGCGCATATCCTTAATACACTCTTCAACTGTGATTTGCGATAATTTCAACCCTCTGTACTTAGCACGAATACGTGCATAGTGCATCAGCTTACGCATATCCTTCTTATCCATACCTAAAACTAATTACCAAATTGTTTGTTGTTGCTTCCGTTCTTTAACCCGTTTCTTAGCAATATCAAAGAATTTTTTATTCTTCTCAAAGCAAATGAAATGTCTGTTGGTATTAATGCACGCTATCGCAAGCGTACCAGAGCCACAGAACGCATCCAAGACCACATCACCCTCATTACTGCTCAGTTCAACGAACTCTTGCATAATTGAGACAGGTTTTTCTGTTGGATGATTCTTACTTTTCCCGTTAATCGGTTTTTCTTTCTTTACCCGATTATAATACAAGTTATTATTTAACCGATTAAGAGCAGTACCGTAATCATACACTCTTACTATGTACTCCAGGTTCTGCGAAAAACGATTTTTGTTAATGATAGATAACGGCTTCTCCCAGACGAGTATTGTAAACATCAGGCTATTCTTATTTGCCCAGTTACAATAATACGGTACCTGTTCTTCCGAACAGAACATATAAGCATTCATTATCTTCATTTTTGGCTTTAATGCATCAAGGAACTTATCTATTTCTTCTTCGCCGAAACAACTCATCCCTCCCATCATATCACCACCATATTTATAAAGCTCCGATTTTCCAAAGGAACTTTTCTGATTCCATTCACTCCCATCATACGTAGGACTAAGTGGCGATTTATTATGGAGATATGGTGCGTCAGTAACACATAAATCTATGCTTTTATCAGGAATATCACGCATAAGGTTAATGCAATCTCCGAAGTAAATATTATCTAACTCCATACCCTACGCTCCTTTCTTGAATTTCTGAGTACCGTCTTTAGGCTCGCAGAAGCCATCCTCCTCTCGCAAATTATAGAGAGCTTGCGTTTCCTCAGGCATGCTATAGAAAGCCGAGAAACGAGCCTTCTTTGCGTTGATAGGGTCATAGAGAGTTCTTATTATATCAGACCATACGGCGATAACCTTCTTATCTTTAACGATATTATCACGGAATTTCTCTGCTTCATCGTGCATGATGTCGTACAGACAATTATCCGCTTGCGTGAATGCCATTTTAGCCCGATAATTTTCGTAGCTTGGAGCAATATCAACTCCATACTCCCTTTCGGTAATCTCCATAACGTGTTTATGAGTATCATTAATCTGCTGTACGAGATTCTGAATAGTAATAGCATAAGAACTGAGATAAGGGTTGTATTTGCATTTAAGATTGCGGAGCTTATTTTCAATCATCTTACGCAACTTCTCAACCTTATCCTTAATCAAATCCCAAAGATAAGTAGAATACTCATTATAGTAGTCTTCATCCATATTTCGCTCATACAACTTCATCGTATCACGAATAGATGTTTGGCATTCAGTAAAGTGCTTTTTAAGATTAAACTTAAATACCTTCTTCTTATCAAAGACCTCCTTAGAAATAAGAAGGAAGTTGTCTGCCAAGATAAACTCCATGTAGCAACTCTGACAGAGAGTAGAATAAGCGTAATCAAGGGCTTTCTGTATCTGCTCATTATCAATGCCACTCGGTACATAGATAGTGGCTTTCCAACCCATAACGTCCGTTTCTACATATCTTCCCGTATCAATCTTACAATCATTATGATTGCCTAATAAAATAGATGCTTCCATACTCTACTCCCCCTTATCATTATTACCTTGCACAAGACATCCGAAAGTAACCCCAACAGATATGATAATCAATACAAATAAAACCAAATCCATACCTTATCCCTCCTTTTCTTTTAAGAACCGCACAAGGCAGTTATAATTCTGACTAAGGCTATTGAGAATCTTAATTTGCTCACTAAATGACAAATGCTCGAATAGCACAACTTTATCATCCTTATCCTTTATGGTCATACCACAAAGGTTGCCACCGATTTCAAGTATAACTGTTAGACTAGTATCTTTTTTATCCATAACAAAGCTATTTTTTTAATTTCCGATAATGATAATATTTTTTGTGTTCATAGCGCACGGCAGAGTACTTTTGAAGATTTTCCTCATATTCCTCACGAGGATAAGAGAATGCGCCTTCAGAAAGAGCTATACGCTCAAAATCGGCATACTTCTTATCATATCCAAGAAGCTTAACCAAATCCTTCGGATAACACCATGCAATCTGTAGTTTCTGCGGCTCGTCTTTTTCTGGCGAAAACTTTATTGAACCTATATCTTGGTAACATTTTGCATCAGGCATTCTCATATCCTCAATATAAGGTTGTAACTCACCACTTCTTACGTCTCTGAAAAAGACAAAGATAGCATTACTACCACAAGGCTCAGTAACAGGGTGGAGTATCTTATCAATACGTTCTTTCTGTTCTTTCTGACTTTGTTTATAGCCTTTCTTGTACCCTCGAATAAAAGCCTCCGAACATACTTCAAGCAAACCATCTGGGCAAACACGATGATTGCATTGCCTACAATGACGTTCATTGCCGTTAGCTATTTTAGCTTTATCTTCTAAGCTTAATCTCTTTTCCATTCTATTACAGATTAATTATTAATATTCCGTTATACAATAACACCCAACCCGTTATGAGTAAGATGAATAAGAATATAGTAATCAAGAATTTCTCTTTTATAGTTACCACACCTTCTAATTTTCCGTTCATTGCACCAACAGCAACAACGCTGCTTAATGCGATAACGGATGCGCCTATGATGATTAAAACCGCTCCTATTCCCATTTTTTAACCTCCCATGTTTCTGTAATATCCATCTGCTCACGATATTCCTTTACCGCATTGGTAAAATAAGGAGAGATATTCAAATCCTTAACAAAAGAGGTGATTGTTTCCGTCTGATGATAGTTATCACCTTGTACCCATCCATCATCCTCTTTAACGAAGCAGAAAACGGCAAAACAAAATTTCTGTTCACCCTTTTCATTATCCAGTATATGTTGCCTTCTCGCACAGAACTTCATTGTTCGTTCATTATTGAATAACTCATAGCCATCACCTGTGCGTTGAGCAAAGGGCACTTCGCCCTTTGCTTCTATGATAAACTTCTTTTCTTCAATCTCTTCCATAATCATTATGTGTTAGATACAACTGAATAACTTTCATCTTTGCCGTAAACAACATCTATATTCAAAAGACTATTGAGCCTAAAGCCCATTGCCCAACCAGACCAAAGATACCTCAATTTCTCGGCAACTTTTACGGCTGTATCAGCATACTTCTTCGCATTACCCTTAAAAGGCTCTGAGCCATAATAAGAATAACCATTATCAAAGACCATTTTGAATACCTGTCCCTTTGGTAATTCATACTTACAGAAGTCATCATAGGTAAGGATATTTCCATCAACCTCAAAGCAAACCTTTTTATAATCAAGGAAGGAAATAAACCCTTTATCATTGATAGTAAGATTACTTCGTTTAAGAGTATCTAACACATCTTTCTCCTCTTCTTTATTGAGAATGCGATAATTAGTAAAGATAATCTTACAGCTCGCTTTTTGTGGTACGTTATCAACGATTGCAATAAGCGAAATAAAGCTGCTAAAAGAGCCAGATTTCGCTATTCCTTGCTCCCTTAAAAAACGTTCACCATCGCACTTATTGAGGTACACGATAGCTAAAGGGAACTCTTTTCCGAATGCTACATTTAAATTCTTAAATTCTATAAACATAAGCTTAATCAATAAAATCGTTAAACGTAAGAACCTCAGATGCACCCTCACGAAAAGGTTTCTTATCGCAAGCGTAACCCATCCAAGAGCCGTAGTCATATACCTTATACATGTGATAACCAGCCTTCATCAATACCTTAAAGGCAGCTTTCATTTCACATCCATGTATTCTAACCATATCCTTATCGTTGGCATGTCCACTAAAGCGTGGATTGCTCAAACTAATACGTCTTGTAGCAGGTCGGCTACCATTATTTGCACCTGAGAAAGGATGAAAAATATCCCAACAACTATTAGATAAGAAGGCATTACAGATTGCCTGTACGACTTCCTCTCTAACTTCGGTTGGTTGAACATAATCGTTTTGTGGAATATTTACCTTGATTTCCATAATTGTATCTCCTATTTTTTTATGGGCAGCTATTACGCTGCCCGATTAATAACTAAAGTCCTTCTTTCATTAATTCAATGCCGTGCTTCACACCTTCAAGGTAACGAACTGCCTCGCTAGCATTTCCTATATTTTTAATAGGATTCTCACCTACGAGGATGAGCCACCCGTCTGAGTGTAACTCAGCTGTGACTATCACCTTGCCATAAGCAGCATTAATCTGCTTGACAAGATTCTCAACACCTTTTGTACTAACTGCTACTGCCATAATTGTATCTCCTATATTTAAACGTTAATTATTTCTTCTTCATACATTCCTTCACAGCGTATTGGCTTTTAAGAAGGCATTGTGTTGCATTCAAGCCTTTCAGAGGAATAAAATACTCTACGATAGCATTCCAACGTCCTCTGAATGTACCCGAACCCTTTGCGTTGGCGATAAAAGAATCCTCTGTAGATTCACCTACCAAAGCACCTGAATACTTGGTAATAACATCGCCCGTGTATTTATTGATAATTGTAATCATTGTCGTATCTCCTTTATTGTATTATTTTTCTCTTGCCCAACGCTCGAAAGCTATAACATAATCTCTCTTTATGAATAAAGCGTCACCCGAACCATTATCCCAATAATTAGAGATATGAGAAAGAAAATTACCTGTACCATTATTCGGGCAGAGTTTGCTGTATATAGAACGGAACATTGCTGATATTTGGCGACCATTAAAATGTCCAGCTTCCTTTGCTAAATTAACAACATATCCAACACAATTAGACACAACAATAATACCTTTTTCGTTTACAAATTCACTATCACATGTACCCCAACAGCCATTAATAATAGTATCTTTCAGAAGTTGCTTCTGCTTATCTGAGAGCTTATCTAAAAGCTCATTTACGTTTATTGTCTCCATTGTCGTATCTCCTATTTTTCAATTTCTGTAAACTCAATTTTACCATTCTTTTTAACCTGTGCGTGCCACTTATTAGTTCTTACCTTACCATCCCAAAATGAAAGAGTAGGAAGTACAATACATTCACCACGCTCTACAAGTCTTTCATAATAACTTATGACCTCATCCCAACTATCGAAAGTATGGGCAAGTGCTGTAAATCTGAATCGAGCAATTTTCTTTGTTTCCATTGTTGTATCTTTTAATTATTAAACCTATTTATTAATTATTTACACCGCAAAATTAATAATTTCTTTTGAAACTACCAAATCTTTTCGGTGTTTTTATTAATATTTTAATAGATATTAATACAAAACTAAGAAAATCGGATATTTTTACATAGAAAACTTATCTTTTAACCATTTTTCGATGGTTAAGATAAACTCATCCAAGGAGCGGCAAATGCTGTACTGAAAGCCTAATCGCTCAATATCAGACTGAAATTTGGCTTGCAAATCAGATTGATTTCCGTCCTTAGTTTTAACTTCAATAAATAGGACATTTTCTCTTGCTATAATAATAAGGTCGGAGAAGCCAGCCAAAACGCCCTCACCTTTCATAATCTTCGCTTCAAGCGCACTTCGTTGTCCTCCGTTAGGGATGGCGGCAATGATATAGCGAGGGTATTGCAAGCGAAACCACTTCACCATCTGAATCTGAATCTGCGATTCAATGTGCCGTGGTTTGCTTCTGCCTTTCTTCTGGCTCTCCTTCTTTAAAAACTCATCGTACTTCATTATCGTACACCTTTTGCAAAAAGTTTCTTTGTATAAAATTCTATCTTATATTCAAAATGTCTTCTACTTGAAAGATAATCGCCACAGCTAATCTTCTTCTTGCATAAATCAACATCATTCTGTGCTAAGAGGTATCTATAATAACAGAGCTCCTTTAAATCTTCGGTTCTATTATAAGCCTTTTCAAACTGCTTATTAGTTTCTTTCAGCTCTTCGTTCTTTTTGATAAGGCGAAGAATCTTTCTCTGTAAGCGATAGACATATATCCACATAACGATAAACGGCAAGAATAATATCGCCGTAGACCAACCATCCTTCACCGCACTACTGAGACAGCAGCCCATCAGAAAGAATGCACACAGCAGCTCGGTATGAGAACCGAACCAAGATAAAATCTTCTTCATATTGATATATTATTTATCAGTTTCTAATTTTGAGACTTGACCATTGAAGTATTTGCGCACACCTTCGTAAATCTTCAATTGGCGAGAAAGTTCTTTATTCTTTTGGAGAAGCTCATCACGCTCAGCAACGACCTTCTCGTAATCATTGTGTTTGTTGTTTAATCTATTGAGCAACTCACCTTGCTCTTTAACCTTCTTCTGATAACGAGTTAGCTTAGTTTGCATCTTCGAGTAGTTTTCTAACACTCTAAGCACTACTCTTTCGTAAAGTACATCATTATTATACTTAGTTTCTTCCATATTACAAATGTTTTTTAGCTTTATCATATACACCAATGATATAATTATCGGTAACACCATCATTATTCAATCCATAGCGAAAGAATTGCTCCTTCGTCAATGAGCTAACACCATATTCTCTTGCAATAATACCGATTCCTCGAAGAGAGCCTGTTTCCTTGAAGTTAGCAATAAGCTCACGGACATAACTAACGAACTTCTGTTCTTTAACGCTCACAGAAGAGGATGTGCTATCTGTTGCAGGCTCAATAACTTTGAAAGGAATATCGTTTACAACCATATTATCAGAGCAGAATGCTTCTATCTTTTCGTTTGCGCTATTCATAATACCCTTGATTGATTCAAGCATTCCATAAGCCTTAGTTAAATCGTTAAGGATTCGGCTATATCTCATACCGCTTTCAGCTTTATCAGCTTTGAGCTGTTCGTATCTTTCCTTATAGTCAATATTTGTTTGACTACTCATATTACTAAAGCGATTGAGCATATTACGATACAGAATATCCTTTTGCTCTAACTTCTTTTTCAATTCTTCGTTTTCTTTTTTAAGAGCATCGCATTCGGCTTGCTTTTTGTCGAAGTTTTGCATAATTGTCTTTACTTGCAAATCCTTCGGTAGTTCTTTATTAAATTTCATAGTTTATTCATTTTATATTCCGAGAAAATGTAATCAAGGCAAAGAAACTTCACCTTTTCTGTATTTCTCCCAAAATTCTTTATCGTACTTAAACCCTTTCTTAAACTTATGTCCGAATTTATTCCCCTTCCCAAACCTAAACTTCTTAGAGCTTGATTTGGATATAATGGCAGCAATCTTCATGGAAGATAATCTATACTCATGCAACCATACGGCATCTTTTCTTAATCCAAGAGACATAGCCTTATTCTTAACTGTTCTGATATTACAACAGAAGATTTTAGCAATTTCTTTATTTGTACGAAAGGGAAATAATCTAATAAATCTCTGTTCCTCCTCCTCGCTCCAGTAGCGGAAGCGCCCTAAATAACGGATTTCACCATACTTAGCGATAAATCGTGGTGATGCAGGTTTAACTCCATTTCCTTTTAGTCGCCGCCGTACTGTTTCATAAGGTATGCCTACCTTTTTACTGATTTCGGGTATGGTAAGCCCCTGTGCGTACAGAGCTAATAATCCATCATCTATAGAATGAGGATATTTTAATACACAACACCCTTTATTATCTACTCCCATGCCAATGTTTTTAATTGTTCAATATTCTGATAAGAGATTTTACATTTCTTATTCTCGTAGCAACCATCTTTAGCAAGAGCATTCCATAGAGCATTAAGACAGATGCCAATCTTCTCTTTATCGTACTTTAAATAAATCTCTGGACAAGTAAGGAAAGGTTCAGGCTTTTTGTCTGTTAACTGAACCACAACAACCCTTTTTGCTCTTGTTGGTCTATCATTCAATCCTATCATGTATTCACCTCACTTTCTATCTGCTTCTGCGATTCACGGATAAGCAAGTCAAGCACCTTGCTAATAATGTTAGGGTTCTTTACTACATAAGTTCCCACATTGGTTACGAGGTCTACTTTTACCACCATCCCGTTATTACGTAAAAGCTTATATTGAGTATTCAACTCTTTAATTTTATCCAACTCATCCATATAAAAATACTATTTACCATTATACGCAAGCATATACAGCCTACGATGCTCTTTATGAGCATTGTACCAAGCTTTGGCTCTTTCGATGCAAGCTTCACGATGCTTCTGATAGTAGGTCTTGCCGTATTTACTTCTGCGCATTTTACGTTCAACTTCTGTCATAGTTTACTTAATAGAGCGGAAGGAGATACTACAGAATAGACCTCCATCCGCAATTATATATTTCACAGCTTAAAAATCACAAGAATGGCAAGCGGAGAGCCCTTCGGAATGATAAGGTAGCGAGAGCGTGAACCGAAGTTCGTCTGCTCTTGTATCATTGTTTCATCATTGATGGAGAGTACAAGTCTTACCATCTCCTTCTCCCCTACATGCGTAGAAATCACATCGGAGTGCTGTAGGCGATAATCTGACTCCGTAGGCAAACCATGAAGAGCGTTAAATGTAATTGGAACAATCAATCCACGATAACCCTCTTTAAGAGTAATGCCCGTTACCACCTCCATTCGCCCCTTACGAGTTTCAATATCATTTGGAGCATAGATAATGAACGAACCATTATTGTTAATAGGGGAAGGAACTCCATCCTCTATTTCAAAAGGAAGTTCATTTTCTTTCTCATTCTCTTCAACTTGCTCCTCATTTTGCTGCTGAGCCGCATTTTCTTGGCTCTGCTGAGCGTTCTCATTCTCCATAGGCATATTATTAGCATCTAAATTTAAAGGCTGTTCTACGCCATTTTTCTTAGGTCTTGCCATAATTTACTCCTCCTTCTTTTCTTCGTTAGACTTCTGTTCCTTCTCCTCCTTTGTCTTATGCTCGAAGACATCGTACACGTTGGTTTTACTGAGACCGATGATTTCGTAATCTATCATGGTCTTGCCCATTACCTCATCAATGTTATTGATTGCTCGGTGCATAGACTTTGCTTGCACGAGATAAGTCACGTTGCTACGCTTCTCCTTGTTGGTCTTATCGTCATAGGAAATGAATTGCAATTTTGCCTTGTACCAGCAATCATCATCATCCTTATCAGAAAAGAACACCTCTCTGTACGAAGCCTCTTGCATTGACTTAACCTTAAACTCGCCGCTAATATAAGCAGCCATTTCCTCTGTGATTGCGCTCTCACCTTCCGTGAAGGATAAGGCATCAATCGCATACTTTTCGGTCACAGATTTCTCTGAACCATCTTCTTGGGTCTTTTGGTAGCGGATTCCTACCTCAAACCAATTACTTTCTCTACTTCTCATATTTAAAATAATAACCTTTATATTCTTTTCCGCTATTAATTACTCTAATTATACTGGCGTGGCAAAATCCACCAAACCGCTCGGCATCACGTACCCCTTCATATCTTTTTATATCTTTGCCATCTTTAGAGAAGGCAATAACAGGTTTTGAAGAAGAAAAATCTTTTCCGTGCATGCCTTCTGTTTTAGGAGTTATACCTAATACTCTGAAAGCATGAATAGAATTCTGTTTACTTGTACAAAACTCTAAATTATAAATCGCATTATTTCTTTTATCACCATCAATATGATTTACCACAAGCGTTTTGTTTTCGCCAAAAAATGCAGACGCAACAAGACGATGAACAGTTCTTGCCTTACCCTTTATAGTTACCATATCGTAGGTGTGCGATTTATTCGGCTTCATTATTAAAGGAGATTTTCTTTTGAATTTCCCCCATTGGTTTCCAAAATTAACATTTCGTATTCTTCCAAAGTTTGAAGCCTGATAATCTCCATTATATCCAGGTATATCCTTCCATACTTCTGTATCTTCTTTATTTCTAATCTCCATATTTCTAATAATCTAAAACTAATCTAAAACCATTCTCTAAGAGAGTTCTTGCTCAGAATGGTAAATCATCCAAATTCTGCGTTTGTGCAAAAGGTGCATCGCAAGAAGAAGCCGCATTCTGATTTTCAAAAATTACAGGCTTTAAACCACCAAGGATAGGCATAGCCTTTTTTTCCTCATCTGTCATTTTCTCACGAACCTCCTTAGGCAACGACTGCTTAATCATGTGGGTCTCGTCATACTTAGGATTTTTTAATTCCCAAGCAGTAAGGTCGAGATAAGCAGCCTTCGGGTGATTATTCTCATCTGTTGTAACGAAGATGCTATTATCTTCGATAGGAATAACCAAACAACGAAGTACCTCTGTTCGACCTTGGATTTGCATTATGCCAGCTCTTTTGAGCTTCAGCAAATTTAATTTTCCGTTAAAATCTGTCATATTATATATATTTAAAAAACATAGCCCCAAGAGAGGGAATCGAACCCTCGCCAACCTCCGCTTATTAAGAGCTGCTTATTACGGAGTATCTTCGCATATACTTTAAAAGCATGGAAAATAATACATACATCTATTCTAACTAAAAGAAGTCGAAACCACTATTCTACAGCTCACGCACACCGTGCGATTGGTTTTTCTCGGGATATAAATGCCCTACCGCTGTAGGGCAAAAAGATGAAATTTTTAAAAATAACGTCTCAAAACTTACCTCACGGCAAGATTTATCTGAATAGAATAATTCTTCTAAGAGAAAGAGCCGACACCTCACGGCGGCTTTATGGCTCTTGTTATCGACTTTTCTATATTCAATCTTATATAGTTATATCTTTAAATCAACTTATTCTGAATGAAGCTACTCATTGCCAAGTTCTGTGAAAGAATCATTGGCTGGTCGAGCTGAGTTGACTTATACATATCTGTAGCCGCATTGTACAAATCCCAAGCGGTAACAATATTGCGCTCGTAGTAGGCAATCATCATTTTCTCGGTCAAGCGACCAATCTGTGCCTGATTGAGAGGAATGACCTGAGGGTTGCGGATGCCTTTATATTTCGTTTCAGCAGCAACACGAAGCGAGGTCAGCATACCGATGATGGTAAACATTTCCTGTGCTTTAATCTCACGATTCTTCATACGCTCAATTATTTCATCATTAGTATCAATGATACCTCTTAGATTAGCGAGCCAAGCATTAGCACGTTGAAGAAGCTCATCGAGCTTAAAAGCTCCTCTTCCGCTATTGATATCTGAGTAGGTAGCAGCGTAATGTTCAGCACTAAGCATACATTGATTGTGACAGATAACTACGTTTCTACCGATACCTAACTGAATACCCTTCTGATGGAATGATACCGCCATATTGGTTGTAATCTCATCATTACCATCGCCCTTATCAAAGTCACGCAAGCGAATATTACAGAATACTCTGCGAAGGATATGAGCCTCTACAGCTCTATCACCCATTATAGCTTCCTTTTGAGGCAAACGGGTAACACCTGGAGTATTGCGGTCTTTGTTGTTCGCCGCAAAGAGGTCGTAAATCTCAGCCTTGTAGCCGTGCTTCTCGCACAAGTCTTCCACCTGATGAATGAGGTCGAAGTGATAGATACCCTTCAAAGGCTTTCCGTACACATCATTCTCTTTCTCGGTGCGTTCAAGCTGGTCGATTGTCAGAATCTGTACCTTGGATGTCTCAAAATCCAAGAACTGATTCATATTATCACTCTTTAACTCTGGCTGCTTTGCAACCGCTACTTCATTTACTCTTGGCTGTGCCATCAAATTCATTGCCATTGTGTTCATTGTTGTATCTCCTATTTTTAATACATTAAACAAAATAATTATTACTATATATACTATTAATCTTCAATATCATTGAGAACCTCCATGTGTTGCGTTTCTCCTACCAACTCAACATTCTGCGAAAGGTTCTTTGTGCTAAAGAATACCCATTTAGGTATGATGCAAAGATTATAGTTGCTATCTAAAGCATCATCCTTGATAATTAGTTTAGACTTAGGTACGAATACCTTAGTCTTACCTTCTTTGCCTTCAAAGAGAAAAATCTGAGCATTCTTTGATTGCTCCATCATTTCATCCTTGCGACAACGGAACTTAACTAATGTTGTTACTATCTCCATATTACCTCCTTTTTTAGTAAGCAAGCCAGATAACAGCATACGCTAAAATAATTCCACTAGCGGCGAGCATTGCTGCTTGTACCGCATCTTTTACATCTTCGGTTCTCCAATTACATGGATTCATCATGTCTTTTTCTTTTTTCATTTTTCGTATCTCCTATTTTTAATTTATTAATAATATCTACATTAATTATATGTATCAAAAGCTATTTTATTAACTTTGATACCGCAAAATTAATAACTTTCTCTCAGACTACCAAATTTCCTAATAGCTATTTTTAGTTTATTAATACATACTATTAGTTTTTTAATAGATTTTAAGCGAGTATCTCGTTTTTTCTTTATAATTTTGCGGCGTAAAAGGAAAGTGCTATTTTCCAAGCTAAGAAAAGAATCATATATGCCCAATCAACACAAGTGAAAGGGTTCAATATAATAAACCAAACGGAATGATTGATAGCACCTTTCATCTGTTTGGTTTTTACATTAATATATATATAATGATGAAAAGAATAAGAATAGGAATACAGGAAGCTAAGTTTGCTCTGAGCGACAAGAATCGCTTGGATGCCTTCTGTTTGCTTCTTAAAATAAAGCTCTTATTCCGCTCATCAGACCTTAATCTTGTGTCATACAATCATTGCGCCAAGCTTTTGCATATTGACAATAATAAATTAAAGAGACTACTTGAATATGGTTGCAAGATAGGGTATTTCCGTTTTGAAGAGAAAAATGGAAAGAAGAGATTCATTGCTCGTAGCATACATTCAAATAATGGATATAGTTATAAGCTTCGCAAGGATGATTTAACGAAGATGACATTTCCAGCCCTCAAAAACCTTTTGAGAAGAATTGTCATGGAGAACCAAGTTAGAATGCAAGAGGACGTAATCAATACGCACAATAAGGGGACGAATGGGAGAAATGCGAAGACTATTCGCAAGGCTCTCAAACGTGAAAGTCGTATGTTGAGGAAGAAGTTTAGCGATAATAAAGGTTTATCTTATGACAGAATCAAGGATGTTATCTATGGTACGATGTACCAAGCGTTCAAAGTTACAAATCAGCTTGTAAACAAGGGTATCATCAATAAGCGCACAAGAATCAAGGAAGTAAGGTGCGATGCAAAGGTATGTACCAATAATATGGCTATTACGGATTTTGAAGGTTCTATAATAGTGATAAGCGCAAAAAATAGAAGTGCATTTTCCATTGAATCGAATATCTATCGTATGCAGATGGACGATGCTATATCAATATCTCGTCATGGTATGAGAAGAAAGGAGGCAAAAATGTAGTTTATGTAAAATCAAAAATAATAAAATAAGGGATGAGGGCTTTAATTTAATTTATTCCCTTATAGGGGCGACAGCCCCAAGAAAGAATTAACTAACGGGCGCACATACGCCCCCACCCGATTATATAATAACACAGGAGATACAAAATGGAGAAAAAGAAAAATTGGCTCGATACTTACCTCACGCCAGCAAAAGAACTTGTTGGATATGAGTGCTACGTAAGTTGTGATTATGAAGATAAGTTCGCAACAGGAAAATTTTCAGTTATCATTATAAGGAACGGAGAAGTTGTAGCAAATGAAATGAATCACATCTATTGCGCTTCAAAGGCAGTCGTTATCGTAGAAGCAACGCTGTTTATGATGCAAAAATGCGAAGATGCCGATATTATCACAATACATTCTGAATATTTTAAGAATTACTTTGCCTTTTTTCACGAGGCGAGAAAGGCTAACGCACAAACAAAGAAAAACTATCTGAGCTTATACAAAAGCTTTAGAAAGGATGCGGAAGTAATCTTTGACCTCACTACTTGGTGTAAAAGAAATAAATACGATGATGAGGTTGAGAAAATGTTAAGCGATAACTAAACTATAGGAGATATGCAAGATGAAAAATGAAACGAAATTAAAGAAGCTGATGTCTTTCTTAGATGAGAACGGCATTAAGTACACTACACCTCGAAAGAGAAAAGAGGGAAGTGCTCACCTCTTCATCGGTCAGTACATGATTGCTGTAAAGATAGAGGGTAAAGATGATACATTGTTCTTCAATAAGCATAAGAGAGGAAAGCATCCTTTCTTTATCAGAACTTCGGAAACCCCGAAGTTCATTATTGAAAAGATGCAGAATCTGATTACAAGAATGATGTTAATACAACAAAAACATTTCATGGAACAAAAAAAATAATTATATGGAAAAACTTAATTTTAAGCTAGAGTTCGCCGATAATGGGGTTATTGTCACAGATAATAGCTCTGGCTCTGTAAACGTCTATCAAGAAAAAGAAGACGGCAGTTATCACGAATATACGAAGAGAGCTATCAGCGAATCCGTAGATGACATCATTGCTCATCTTTTGCTTGATGGCACGGAAAACTTGAAGCAGAAGTCGATTTATAAAATCAAAATTGAGATAAGATAATATGTTATACCAAAAGAAAGAAAAGAAGCCGAATACGGCAATTAAGTATGAGGTACGTGAGTTTATTCACGGCGGTATTGAATATGCAACAGATTGCCCTTTCGGTGAATGTGGTCGATATACGCACGCTCTAAATAAAGTCGGTGCTATTGAATGCAATCTTTGTTGGTATCAGAAGAAAAATAATACAGAAGCAAGGGTTGTAAGATGTATGCATCCGTAATTACAGGAATTAGCAGTTGATAAACTTTTTAAAAAGTAAGAATTATGATAGAATCAATGAAGATACGTGAAGGGTTGGTATTTACCTTACCAATAGAGCCTAGTATGGTAGTCCATGTAAATGATAGACTAGAAGTTTACGTTTATAACATCGGAGAAGAAAGATATTCGCTAGCCAATATTTGCCCTCTCAGATTGAAAGTTATCAAGGTAGGTAGAGCTATTGTAGAATGCAATATTATACCAGACGAATACAATTTTGCATATAGAAAGAATATCCCTATTCAGTTTGAAGAGATTACAAAAAATGGTACTATTGTCACAGAGGAAAAGGAAGAAATGGTTAATCACCCTAACCATTACGCTTGGCTAAAGGAACTCTGCGGCATAGAGCCGATTGATATTTGCCGACACCTTGATTTTAACTGCGGCTCGGCAGTAAAGTATCTTTTACGCAAGGGAAAGAAGGAAATGAACCTTTCAGAGCGAGAACAGAGAGTGCAGGATTTGAGCAAAGCAATCTTCTATCTACAGGATGAGATAGATATGATAAAGAAGAGCAAATGAAATACTCGAAGGTGCAAGACGTTATCATTAAGGTAATGACTAAGACGCAGGCTTACTTTATGCTAACACCTGCGCAGCGAGAGCAAAAGAAGAAGCGACATATCAAGCATCTTTAAAGATTGGAAAGAAAAAGAGCGGAGAAGATGGGTAAATAGTTTAGACGGGAAGTTTCAAAGGTACTCAATATCTGGTATATAAATAGTATCTTTGCATCGAAAAAATAAGTTTAACATTTAAAAATATAAAGATTATGAGTAAGGCAAGTGGCGGTACAAGAACCGTGAGCAGCGCAAATGCTGCCGCAAGCAGAACCTTTGCGCAGAGCGCAATCGGTGGAGGGACAAATGAAAATATAGTCTTGAAGACAAACTCGCCAAATAGTGCTATAAGCAATTTGAGTGAATATGATAAACAAGATTTGCATCAACTCCTCAAAAATGCAACGTACGATGTAACGAAAATTATGAGTGCGATAAATCATGGAGAAAATATCTCTGGAAATATAAATTTCAGCGATGATAGAAGCATTTTTAATGCCATATTAAAGCCGAATGTAACAGATAAAGCGCACGAAGCATTCGTATCTATTATTAAGAGTGCTATGCCAAAAGATAAGTTTAATAAACTAGCTAATGGCGTTAAAAAATTCAAGCAAGAAGTAACATCTACTACAGGAAAATACTTCGCAAACGAAGAAAATTTCAAAAAGTATTATAAATAATGCTATCCAAGAAACTCATATATCAGATTCGCTGCGACCTACTTTCACATACAACCGATGCGGAGAAGGCTGCGGCGAAAATCTGCACTCTGTTAGGATATAAGGTGATACCACAGCAACCGATAATCACGGGCAGAAAGCTATACTTCGCTGATATATATCTGCCAGAGATAAAAACTATAGTAGAACTCGATGGTGGCTACCATTTTACCAAAGACCAAAAGCGCAAGGATGGTAACCGCTCTTCGGGTATATGGCGGCTCGGGTATCATGTGGTAAGATTGAGTAATCACGATGCTAGGAATCCGAAGAAGGTTAAGGCAAAGATAGATATGATACTACGCAAGGCAAAGTAACCAAGAATATTGGCTATCTTGCCTTTTATTTTTGTTTCTTAATAACTATACATAAACTAAAAGAAAGCCGCTTAGACCGCAAGAAAATCGCCAAAAATAGCATTTGTTTACACAGCTTCTATTATTTATTATTATTTTACTAATAGAAATAGTAATTTTGCAATCGAAAATTATTTATTTATTAACGTTTAAAACAGAATTACTATGACAATAAAAGAAAAAGTGCTTGCTTCTGCCAAAACATCATTTGCAAAGTATGGTTTGAAGAAGGATGAACTTTCAAAGCTGGTTGACCTGATTGTTGCAAGTCGTGGTCTAACAGATGAGTCAAAGGACGAGGATGTAACGAGTGCTATCTCGGCAGTTGAACCTTATGTTGGTATGATGCAATCATCATTCAATCGTGCGGTCAGTGAAACAACGAAGAAATTCGATGGATGGATTGACCCTAACGACCCTAACCATAAGCCTACTCCACCAGTTCCTCCTACCCCTCCAGTACCTCCAACAGGGCTTACGCAAGAGCAGGTTCAGCAGATGATTGCCGAGGCTACCAAAAGTACCCAGAAAGCAGTTAGCGAAGCTGTAGCCGCCGCCATTGCCCCATACAAGGAAAAGGAAGAAAGAGCACGTCTTGATGACCTTTTCGGTAAGAGCGAAAAATTGAAGGACGTTCCGCAGCAGTTCCGTTCACGTTATCAGCTCGACAAGGAAGAGAATCTTGAAACTCTCGCACAGCAATGTGCCGATGATTGGACAGCATTGAAGCAGTCACTTGTAGCAAACGGCAATTTTGTTGAAGCACCCAAGGCAACCTCTCCCGAAGACGAGCAGAATGATTTCATTACAAAAATGCAAGGCTTCTCGGAGCGTAATGCTCCAAAGGAGTAAGGCATTATCAATGAATTATGTTAAACTCTTTAAAAGAAGAAAATTATGTCAAACAGAGGCTATTTTTTGCATAGAACCAAGCCAGAGGATATCAAGGAAGCACTTTGGCTTGAAGAGCAGTGCCTTCGCCGACAGGGTGGTTATGACCTCGACCGCACCAACCTTCCAGCTACTTTAAAGTTTGTAGCGAAGGGTACAGTTCTCAGACTTGTAACTGGTGGTAAGGCACAGGTTGTAAAGACTGCAAAGGTCACAGAAAAAGCAGCCAAGGCTGCTACAACCTTAAAGATTGCTAGTGGTTCTTTATTCCAGGTTAATGATAAGATTGCTGGTGCGACCATTTCGGCAATTACTTCTTCCGATGGTGTAGATACATTAACTGTATCAGAACTCGCTAACGAAGTTGCCGCAAATGCGATTGTATCGGATTACGATAAGACCAAGGACGTACTTCTTGGCTTTTCATACGATACTCTCGATGTAAGAGACCAAGAGTCTTCTATCGCAGCTACTCCTACCTTACAGGTAATGGAGGTAGAGGAAGATTCACTTCCTTATCCTATCAATGATGAGATAAAGGAAGGTATCAGAGCAAATGGTATCGCTTTGTTCAAGATTCAGTAACCTTTAAAAGTGGAGATTATAGATTATGAATAGTATTTTGAAGAATCTGCAAGACCCAAAGTCTTTTCAGACCTACATTGACGAATACATGAAGACTTCCACCTACAAGGCTGAGTGGAAGAACGAGTTGAAGCCTGTTGAGTATTGTGCTGCAAAGGTATATCAGGCAAATATGGCTACCTATGCTGCTGCTATGGTTGGTTCTGTTGTCGCTAAGAACGCAGAGCGTCCATTGCATACCATGCCTGATTGGGGTCAGCTTACTGGCTCTATCGGTCGTATTGCCGATGAGTGGGAGCTCGATAACGACTACCTCGACCAGATGCACCTCTTGGAGGGTAAGTATAATGATATGTCGGGACGTGGCGGTTATACACAGTCACAGCTCAATGCTAAGTACGATGAGCTTATCAAGTACTCATTCAAGCCTTTTGAGTTGGCGGTTATCGCTCCTCATAAGCGTATTGATATGTTGTACTTCGAGGGATTGTTTAAGGGTACTCAGACTGTATCACGTACAAACAACTCTAAGGCTAACGTATCTTATACCTTTGATTTGGGTGTTAAGCAGCTTTCTGCTACCACAAATTGGGGAATGGAGAACGCAACTCCTATTGAGGATATTAAGAAGTTGAAGGACGAGGCTCGCAAGAAGGGTCGTAAGATTCTGCGTCTTCGTATGTCTGAGAACACATTCTTCGCAATGTGTAAGGCAAAGGAGATTAAGGACACCTTCCGCTTGAACCTCGGTCAGATTACCATCAATCCTACTGCACCGATGATTAGCGTTGACCAGATGAATATCTATCTGCGCTCTATCCTCTTGCCAACAATTCAGATTGATGAAGATAAGTTTGTTGAGCTGCCTGACAAGACAGTCTTTAACCTTATCCCAGATAACCGAGTTGTTGCGATGTGTGCCGATAAGGTGGCTGTGCCTAAGTGCGCAGAGTGCTTGGAGGCTATCGACCCTGTACCTAACGTATCTTACTCTACATACGATAACAACCTTATCGGTTATTGGAGAGATAAGAAGGGTTATCACCTTACCAACGAAATGTGGATGCAACCAGTATTCGATGGTATCGAAGACTTCTTTATCTTGAAGGTTGGTGCTTAATGCACTGACCCTCAGTTATGGATATATTGATTTAATAAGTGAAACTTCATAAGATAACAAGATTAGCATGACAATTTCAGAAGCCATAGCAAGCGAGATTCAGCCTTTCTCTACCTCAGATGAGACCTTGGAGAAGATGTTTATTGATGCTACTGATAAGTTTAGCATCACGGCATCCGTGGCTGATGAATACTCTGTAGCGGTAAAGAAACCCGTAGCCTATGCGGCTATGCGTATCCTCTACAAGATGAATCCATTATCAAGTGAGAATGTTGGCGGTATCTCTCAGAGTTACAAGAACGACAAGAATCTCATTGATAAAATGATTAAATCTATTGCGAAGGATGCTGGATTGGATGCTGACCTTGTTATTGATAGTACTTCTGATGATTATTGGGTTCAGAGTGTGAAGGTATGGTAATCAAATAGATAGCGTATGAACTTTGAAGATATACTTAAAGTAAAAGGTGCTCCACAAGATGGCTTTGATGAGGACGGAAATCCTATCGAACAGCCCGCAGGAGAATGGCAAACCTTTGGAAAGTGCGTTATTTTGCCTAATTCGCAGGCGAAGATTATCACTCTGCTAGACGGGCAGCAGTACGTGTATTCGCACGAAATCTATGCTCCTCTCTCAAAAGCAAAATACCCTCTCATACCGAAGGAAGGCGAAAAGGTTTGGATAACCAAGAAAGATGGCACGATTGATAAGGAAATGGAGGTTAAAGGCTTCGTAACCTTAAAGAAACGCTATCTTAGAATTTGGCTCTAATAGGCGGCAATATGGCAAAGGTTGAATTACAAATCAAAGGTCGTGAAGCCTTACAGAAAAGGTTGAACGAAAAGAGGCAGCAGATTATCAGTTACCTCAATATGCGTTTGATGCAACTTGCCGAAGAAGCGGTCACCTACTCTAAAGAAAACAAAGGTTATCAAGACCGAACTGCAAATTTGAAGAACTCAATTTCATTCGCTCTCTACCTTGATGGGCAACTCATTACCTCGGCAGTTGGTAAGATTCCAAAGGAAGAAGAAGCGGAAGAAGGACAGGAGGGTGTAAGTGCTGCACTCAATGAGTATGCACAGAAAGAAGGTGTGGTAGCCCCTAAAGGGTACTCTCTCGTCATTGTGGCTGGCATGAACTACGGAAAATATGTAGAGGATAAAGGTTACAATGTCTTACATCTTACTAAGTATTTCCTTCGTGACGAAATGAAGAAGATTTTTGAAGAAGTAGCTGAAATGATTAAAAGCGATAGTTAGATATGATACTCGGTGATACAGCCGTTACGGCATTATTTAAGTATCTCAATGAAAATGTTGAGAGAATAGGCATAGAGGAAAAGCGTATCTTTAAGTATGAGATACCCGAGAAGTTGGCTATTGGTGATTATATCGCCATCAATCATCTTCCCTTTGTGTATAGTGATGCCATTAATGAGGGTGTAGTGAATCTGAATATTCATTGCCCTAAGACCTCATCTAACTTACCTAACATAAAGAAACTCTCTGATTACTCAGAAAAGATTCTTTCTCTGTTTGGTGATGGTACTTATCTCGGTGGCTGCTACTTTGATTTCTACTCTATCTCTCGCCCAACTCGTGATAATGATAACACTTATTACGTCAATATGAAATTTAATGTAACGTATAATAATTTAAAAGAATAAAACTATGGCAAAGAATGGTGTATATGGCTTGGAAAGCTTCAGTTTTGCCGATTGTGTCGAAAATGGCGGCTACCCAACCACATGGAGCGACAAAATTAAGGCTGTCGTTTCTGGTAGTTTGAGCTTTAACGACCAAGCGGCACAGACATCGGATGTAGAGGTTGAGGATTCAGAAGACCCTTACGCAGTGCTGACCACATCAGCCGCAACAAAGGGCTTTACCTTGCAGACATACGATTTCTCAGAAGATAACTTCACGAAGCTTCTTGGTTATACAAAGGATGAGGGTACTGGTGGTAAGGATGCTTGGTTGAATGAGCTTCCACAAGAAACCGAGATTTATAAGGCAGTTCAGATTGTGACAAAAGATTTGGATGACATTCCTTCTCGTACCTTCCAGTGGTCTAAGATGAAACTTACAATCACTCGCAGTGGTTCTATCGGTAAGAGTGGACTTCCTAATCTTAACATTGAGTTCCGTCAGATGGCGGTATTCGATGCAAAGGGTGACAAGAAGAGCGGTCATCGTAATATTCTCACAAAGGATATTAGTGCTGCGGCTATTAAAAAGTAAGTAAAGCTTTTATTTTTTATATGATTTAAAATTAAACTTCAAAAGGCGGTGAGGTAAGGGAACTTTCCCAAGCCGCACCGCTTTTTTATGTTATAAAACATATTTTGATATGAAAACATCAGACAAGGAAAAGGTAGCAAAGACGCTTGCCGAGGCATCTGTAAAGATTAAGGTTGGTAAGTTTCGCTTTAGAGTGAAGCCGCTTACTTTTATGCAGATTTACGAAATGGGTGTATTCGGTAGCTCTATCAAAGAACCTACATGGAAGGAAGGCGATAAAGTTAATATAATCCCTCTTTTGTTTGAGCACTCTGAGACAGCTCGTTTAATGAGTGAGATTTTTATAGTGTGTGCCTTTCGCAAGAAGTGGGCACGCAAGGTATGGGGGCGATATATACGCAAGCACCTTGGTATTATGGCATTCAATGAGCTTGTGAAGTTTATCAGCGGTTCGTTTAATGCAAATTTTTTCTTAACCTCTATAATTTTCCTGACTCAGACGAAGATAATGACGGAGCCGAAAACGACTCCCCGTGGGCAACAATCGGACAAGTAATGAAGTACTTTCGTATGAGTTACGAGGAGGTCGTATTTAATCGCTCATACATTAATATTATTCTGCTTAACCGCTCGATTCCGTCCTTTAATACAAATACCAAGGAAGAACCGAAAAAAGGCAGCAGACAGCAAAAGAAGCCGCAAAAAGAGTATCATAAGATAGATGAGCCAATCTCTGCTAATGATTTCTTTATGGGCTTGATGTAATAATCACATAAATAAGCAAACAATATGGCAGCAGCAGATGAAATACTTGGAATCAGCGGACAGATGGATATTTCCGATATTCAAGCGTCACTTGATAAGCTTTGTGATGGTTTGAACCGTGTCGGCGTTGATACAGAAGCCTTATCTCAGAAAATGAATAAGGCACTTAACGATGTGGTGCAATCCGATGAAGACCTTGCGACTAAGACTACCAAGGCTATGCAGGTTCTTAAATCTGCTATGGATGAAGCTACGAAGGGGATTCAGTTAGTACCTGAAATGATTGATACCGCCAATAAACGAGTTGAAACCATTGAAGGTACTATCGGTAAACTTAACGAGCAGTTAGCTAAGACTGAAAAAGGCTCAGAGGCATTCGGTTCGCTTACCAAGCAGATTGATGCTCAAAAGCATTCTTTGGAGTTGGCGAAAGATGATGTAAAAAACCTCGTTGAATCTTATGATGGGGTCAAAAATTCTATCTCTCAAGTAAATGGTGCGTACCAAGCATTAAGTGCTTTCTCTGTTGCAAGCACAAGCGCAAATGGTGTTCAATCCGCAACGAATATTGCTGTAGGAACTACAGCTACAGTTGCGGCGACAGCCACTTCGGCAGAGGCAGCAGCACATATAGCAAATGCCGAGGCAGCAACTCGAAATGCCGAAGCGGAAAGTCGGAATGTAGAAGCAACCAAACATCTTTCTGAAGCATTACAGCAGTATCTTTCCGTAGCTTCTGGTCGTGCAAAAATTGAGCAGTTACAATCCGAGAATACAAAAGAACTGAAAGATAATATTGAGTTATATAAGAAGAATATAAAAGAAATAGAGGGCGAACTTAATGCAACGAATTTTACTAAGAATATAGAGGAAGCAACAAAAAGCATTGAGGCACAGAGAGCAAAGATAGAAAAATATAAAAATGCGATAACTAATCTTTCCCCTTCGGATGATAAAGCAGAAGTTGATTATTATAATGGTTTTATTGAGAAAGCACAGGCAAAAATTGATGCTCTTCAATTAAAGATAGACGATTGGGAACATACTCAGCAACGACTCAATGCAGACCTACAGCAATATAATACTCTTCTCGAAGCAGCAAATAGTATTCAAAATGGCTCTATTATCGCTATCAACGTCAAAGACACATCATTATCAGAACTTACTTCTAAGCTTGATGAGAGTAAGCAGAAATTGCAAGATTTAGAAGCAGAAGCTTCTAAGATGGATGGAAAGCCACTTGGAGAAAAGCAGAAAGAAGACTTGCAGAAACTACAGTCTGAGATTGAAAAGACAAAGAATAATATATCTGTATTGCAAGAGGCTATCCGTGAGAAGAACGAAGAGACTTTTATCGGTAGATTGCGCAATCAGATTTCTGATTTCGGGCAGAAGATTTCTGATTTCGGGCAGAGCATAAAAGATAAAATAACTCAACCTATTGATGAGCTGAAAGCAAAAGTAAGCGGTTCTTCCATCGGTCAGCGTTTTAGTGAGGAGTTCGCACAAGCAAAGTCTGGTCTAAGTGATTTTAAAGACGGTATCATCAATGTGATGACTGCCAATGGTAAGTTGCAAGGTGAGATTGGTAAGGTTGGCGAAGCTTTCAAGGCTCTTGGTATTCCTGTGACGGGGTCTCTTACTGCCATCAAGTCTGTAACAAAGGCTCTATGGGGAATGTGTGCAACACCTGTGGGTGCGGTAATTGCTGCAATCGCCCTTGCTTTCAAGGCGGTGCATACATGGATGACTAAATCCGCAGAGGGTCAGAAAGTCTATACAAAGCTGATGGCTTACTTTGGTTCTCTTGCTAAGTCTATCACTGATATTGTGATTATCTTCGGAGAATACTTGTATAAGTGCTTCACAAAGCCAAACGCTCCTCTTCGTGACTTCGGTAACAATTTCGTGAAGACGTTTAAAACCGCCGTAAAAGCTGCGGTGAACCTTATTGGTGGTCTTGGAACAACCATTAAAGGTGTATTAAATATGGATTGGGATACCTTTACCGCTGGTCTTAAAAAAACTTGGGATGGAATTAAGGGTGCTGGCGAAACTGTTATTGATGCATTTAAAACGAGTGTGTCAGGTGCAATAGGCGCAGTTAAGACCGCTTATGATGCTTTTACCAATGAAGATTTATCAAAGAAGTTAGGAGCGGCATTCAATGGAATACTTACAAAGGCAGAGCAAGCGGCTTCCCTTGCAGGTAAGATTCAAGAAACGCAAATCGCTATCAATAAGAATAAGGAAACTCAGCTCAAACTTGATGGAAAAATTGCCGAGGTAAGAAATAAAATATATACCTTACAAGGAAAGGAGAAAATCGCTGCCATTGAGGAGGCAAAGGCTCTTGTTAAGCAGAAATACGATTTTCAGATAAAGCAGCAGCAACAGCTCGTTGAGTTACATGAGAAGCAAGCTAAATTGCATACTCAATCTTTGGAGAATATTGCCGCTGAGCGTGAGCTTAGAATGCAGGTTCTTAGAACGCAAGTTCAACAGAATAGTGAACAGAGAATGCTCATCAGACAAGAGGCAGCAGCAAAACGTTCTCTAGCGAATAAAGCAAAATCGGATACAAAGAAGGATGCTATTCAGCAAAAGCAGATTAATTCAGCAGAGGGGAAGCTTGATGATGTTATCTATAAGAATGCTTATGAGAGAGCAAAAGCTTGGCAATCTTTGGAACAGGAGGTAACCGATGCAAAGATTAAGGCGATGAAAGAAGGCGAAGAGAAGGTTATTGCCGAGCGCAAAAGAGAGCTATCCAAAGAGATTGAGCAGATTGAAGAACGAAAGAATGCAGCTATCAAGGCAGAGCGTGACCGACAGAAAGCTGAATTTGACGCACAGCAGTCTGTTATCAAGGCAAAGGGTGGTAAGACTGAGACTTGGGATGATAAGAAACATCTTGATTCAAAGAATATTCAGAAGATTACCGAGCAGTACACCATCATCGAACAGAAGACTGTAGATTCATATAATAATGAGATTTACGCCGATGAATTAAAATCATATCGTGAATACCTGAAGGCGTATGGCAACCTCGAACAGCAGAAGCTCGCCATCGTTGAGGAATATAACGAGAAAATCAAAGAAGCAAGGGCAAATGGTAATATTTTCGAGGAAGCAAAGTTGAAAACTGACCTTGAAGAGCAGCTAAAGAAGCTCAACTTCAATGATTTCAAGGATTCTATTAACTGGGATTCTGTTTTCTCTGATATGGGAAGATTGAGCAAATCTTATCTCGAAGACCTAAGAAAAAAGCTCAAAGACCTTCTCGGTTCGGGTACTCTTGATATTGATGATATGAAGGTTGTATCTGAACAGATTGGTAAGATTGATGATGCAATTTCTGAACAGACCGATAAATGGGGTTGGTCTAACGAGAAGGTGCGTGAATATAATCGGCTTTTACAAGAGGCTGCTGACGCACAAGAGCGATTAAGAAAAGCTACAGTAGAGCAATATAATGCAAAAGAACAGCAGTCTTCTACGAAAATTGCTATACAGAAAGTCTTTGCGGAGACAGGGGTATCTGTAAGCACCAATAAGATAACCTCTCAGAATAAGAGCACACTCTTTAATGAGAATAAGATGAACCTCAGTAATGAACAGCTTGAAAAATTAAAGAAACTCTTTGATGAGCTCGCTGTTTCTGAGGTAAAAGTCGGAAAGGCAACAAAGGACGTAAAGAAGGCACAAGAGGATGCAAATATATCACAAGATAAGGCAAGAAAGTCAATTAAGGAGATTGCTAATGAATGGGCAGAAAGCATCGGTAACGTTGCTAAAAAGCTACAAGAAGCAAGTGAATTGATTGATGTTCTCGGTTTCGGTGATTCAGACCTTGGAAAGAAGCTTAAAAGTGGTGCAGATGCCTTCAATAAGGGTTCGCAAGCGGCATCAGACTTTGCTACGGGCAACTATATCGGGGCAGCTATTAACGGCGTAGGGGCTATCAAATCGCTTGGTAGTGCTCTTGGTATCGGCAATGGAAGTAATGCAAAGGAGGTTGCGGAGACTACAAATCGCCTTACAGAATCCAACGAGCGATTGCAATACTCTATTGAGCAGTTGAAGAGTTCGATTGATAAGACTTCGGGAATGAGTGCCGTAAACAATTATAAGAAAGCCTATGATGCACAGGAGCAAATCAATAAGCAGAGTATGGAAATTCTTCAAACGCAGATGGGTTATCACGGCTCTCATCACTCTAATGCTTATTATTGGAATCTGTCGGCACAGGATTATGCTGCTATCAATCGCACGTTGGCACAGCAATCAGCAGTAAGAGGCGGTTATGTTAATTCTACGATAAACAAGGTAAATTCCTTGGAGGATATTTATAAGCTCACTCCAGAGCAGATGAAGGATATTCGCACATACAACCAAGATGTATGGAAGAATATGACCGACCAAGGTAAATATGATAAAACCGAATATTGGGAGAATTATACCGACCTTGCCGAGAAGCTTGAAGAGCTGACTAATAAAATCAATCAGAATCTTACGCAGACAACCTTCGATTCGTTAAAGGACAACTTTATCAGCAATCTTATGGATATGAGTAAATCGGCGCAAGATTTCGCAAATGATTTCACAACGATGCTCAATAAGTCTATGCTTAACTTTGCCGTTGATGACCTTGCTAATAAGAGACTTAAAGCCCTTTATGAAAAATGGGCAGATAAGATGAAGCAAGGACAGCTCTCTAATGATGATTTGGATATACTTAAAAAAGAGTATGATAACATCGTTGATGAAGGTTTGAAGATAAGAGATAATATTGCTGCAATAACAGGGTATAAAGAGGCGAAATCTCAGCAGACAGCAACGGGCAAGGGTATTGAGGCTATCACCGCAGACCAAGCAAGCAGCCTTATCGGCATCGGTTATGCGGTACAGATTGCACAAGAACAAGGCAATGAGGTTCGTAAGGCTATCGCTATAGATGTATCTTCTTTGCGCATCTATGCTGCGCAGATATATAATAATATCTCAGAAATGCGAGATATTCAGTATCAAGGGTTGGAGCAGTTGGAAGCAATCAATAAGAATACTGCACCTATTATATTGATACGTGAGGACATCGCAAGTATGTATAAATTAATGAAGGATAAGTATTAA